CAGGTGGTGTTTCACCGGGCATTCTTCCAGTTGCAGGTTCATCCATTGGAACTGCTCGCATTGGTTGTCCATTTGCACCAATGGGTGCAATGCCTGCATCAAAGTTGCTACCTATTGTCGGTTCATCCATAGGTACTGCTCTCATAGGCTGTCCATTTGCGCCAATGGGTGCAATACCTGCATCAAAGTTTTTACCAATGCCACCTGCATCTGCCTGCATACGTTGATTTAGTGCAACTTGATCTTGTGCTTGTTTTCTAAAAGTATCAGCATTAGGGTTCGTACCAGAGTCTGCCATGTTACTAGCATTACCTGCACGTAGTGAGTCTTTTGCCGCATTAATCTGATCAAGCGTCATTGGGCTACCGTCTGGATTTGTGTTGGCCTTCATCGAATTCCAACCAGAGTCTCCACGCTTACCTCCACCGTCAGATACTCCTGCTTGCGGATCACTTGACGCACCTTGAGAAACACCTCCCTGTGGACCAATACCAGTTTGACCTGTCATAGCCTGAGCACTGTCTCGACTAACTGTGTACGTTGAACCATCTGGTCTTTGAATTGTAACTCCTGAGTTTGGATTACTCGAATCTAATGCACTAATAACTTCCCCATTGGGTAATTCTTGACCTACTCCTATACTTGCACCCGGTGCAGAAGCTGCCGCCTGATCTGTATTATTGCCACCACTAGTCATTGAGCTAATTGCAGTAGTGGCCAAGTTTCCAATAACAGCACTAGCGCCACCCATCAATGCCGGCTTGATAGCACCTTTAAATGCTGTCTTCCAATCTTTACCTTGCATTTTAGCACTGGCAACTGACACAGCACCTGCAATAACTGCACCTGTTACAGCAGCAGCAACTGGGCCGCCACCTGGAATCATGCTCAGTATAGGACCAACTTTGCTGATCAAACTACCAACACCTGCACCTACTGCGGCCAAAATCAACTGTTGTGTTTCGGGTTTGGAAACACCTTGCTTGATCCACTGCATCAAACTCTGTTTGGTTGCCGGATCTGCACCTTGAATGTTCTGTACCGCTGCTGCGGCTTTTTGTTCAAAACCTTGAACAGGACCTGCATCTGGAGCAGGCAATGTCTTTTCTAAAGCACCTGCTTGATCTGCAGGCAGCACTTTATCTACAAGTGCAGCTAACTTTCCAGGATCCTTGGGTGCTTCACCTGCCGCAGCACCACCCGATGCTTGTTTGAAGATACTTTGAATTTGATCAGGAGTTAGAGCAACTTCTGCAAGATACTTTTCATATCCTCTTACAAATCCTTCGTCGATACGTTTCCAATGCAATTGCATCTCAGGAGTATTGTATAAACTCTCTGATAGGTATTTTTTAAGAGATAGTTGATTGTTTTCAATCACATCTACTCGGGTTAATAAGGTTCTAATATCCATTGTATATTCCGAAAAGTATCCGTTATTTATAAACGAACTGCGTTCGTTTGCTCTTTCGCTCGCGCTCAGAGCAATTGTTTCACATTGATACTACGAAGTAGTTTTAAATATTATCTAGATTCAATGGTCACATTTCGCCCTGCTACGGGCAAAAAAGACATTATCTGAGTTCGACAAGTCACTTAGCGTTACAACAATTACAGAGGCGGTCGCACGGTACCTCGAGTTGCGTCTTCATTCGACGGCAGCTTATGTATATACGCTAACACATACATAAACGCAGGGTTTTTCTCCCTTCATTGGGCCTATATTCACTCTATTCAAACAATCAAACCGCAGGCATTTTGCGATCGTGGTCCTGTAAAGGATACTGATTGAGCACTCTTGACAGCAAGAGATTTCCGTCCCTGTGATCCGAGATCCAGGTTTAGGGCGCACGATGTTGGCTTGCGCTTGCCTTTACTGTCTAACTGAGCCTAAATTTTGTTTTTTATATGGGAGCCATGTACACGGACAGAAATCTGTCCATTGTAGTAGTCATTGGATTCTAATACTTTGCGGTCGAATTGTTCGCGGGCCTCAATGTAAGATGTTTCTGCTTTGCTTTTACAATAGTATAATATTTCGCGGGTGAATTTGTCTCGGCCCAAAGTTTCAATGTCTTTGGATAGTTCAACGCTGGACCCGTAGTATTCCTGCCAGTCGCTGTCAATTTTACTTCTAATTTTCTTTTTCTTCTTGGTGCCGTTCTTCAACTTCACAGTCTTGTAGGTCGTTTTACTAAATTTTGCTAATTTTTTACCAATGTATTTTTTATGATTGGTAGTGTTGGTTATAAGATATACAAACCCCACACAATCTTCGGGCAATTCTAAAATTTCTTCATTCTGGTAAGTCCACATTTTTGGGTTTTTTTATTAAATTTTTTCCAAGTCCACTGGTATTTCTGTATTTTTGTTTTTTTATTTTAATACCAGCAGCCTTTTTGATTGCTTTGTCTTCTTCAAATGCAGCTCGTACAGCTTTTTTAAGTTCAGTTTCAAGTAATGCCAATTCTCTTATGGACTTACGAAGTCCAATAGACGAATCTAAACCTAAGTGTTTAACAAAGACTGTATGGTAGTTATGTAGACTTACATGAGCATCTACATATTTTGAATACAGTGCTTTGTAATGTTCAAGACTCTTATTCAACATAGTCGGCGTTGTTGCTGTAACTGGTAAATCCATTTTCTTTGATCACACGAAGCACACTGTTCACACGTCCTACCAGCTCGTCCTTGTGAGATATTAGATAAATGTTTTTGTTTCTTTCACGTGCCATCTTTTTCAACACAGCCAATGCACTTTCAACACCTGCACTATCCATGCCAGCATCTACTAATTCGTCGATAAACAACAGGTTGATGTGTTGATACAGTCCTTCCCAAACATCTCGGAATGCAAAACTCATGGAAAGAATCAGTCTATTTCGTTCTCCTCGACTCAAGTTGTCAAAATCCAACTCTTGACCCAGTTGAGTAATTTCAACTGTTAGATCATTTTGAAAAACCACACGATGTGGCAGTCCAAGTTTGTCGATATAATAAGTTAGTCGTTTGTTTAGATACGTTAAATTTTGATCAATTATCTTTTTACGAATAAAACTGTCTTTGTTGGTTAGCAGTTTGTGTAAAAATTCTTGATGATCTTTTAACTTGGTCAACGAGTTGATAGTGTTCCATTCAATAATCTGAATAGCAGTTTTCTTTAATTCTTCAATTTGTTCAGCATACGGATTATTTTCAACTGCTTTTTCTTCCAATGCTTTTTCGAGACTGGCAAGATTGTTCTTGTGACCCAATGCTTCGGCTTCTGTTTCGTAAAAAGTTGTAGGTCTACGAACTTGCTCGCCTGTTCCTAACTCTGTAACAATCTTTTCTAGGTCTCCGTTTACCTTATCAAAGTACTTTTGTGCATCCAGCAGGTTATCTTCTGCTGTCTTTTGCATTTCATCGTGCTTGTGATCATGTAAATCTTGTTCACAAGCAGGACATTTTTTATCTGCAAGCGACTCAATTTCTTTAATATACTTTTTTAGTGTTCTTTCTGCTTGGGTAACAGCAGACTCTAATGTGGCTTTTTGTTTGTTTAAGTTACGGATGCGAGCATTTTCTTCATCCCAGGCTTTTAGTGCAAGATGTGCTGCAAGTTCTGCTTCTATATCCACTGCTTCTAAGTTAACAATAGCCCGTCCCAAGTTCTCTAATTCTGTTTGTTGTTTGGAAACCCACGCACTGCTTTTCAAATGCAAACTGTCGATACTTTTTTGAACATTTTCGTTGGCAGTTTTGGTTGCAGCAATTTTAAGTTCTTCTGTTTGTATAGAATCTTTGGTTTCTTTGATTGCTAATTTAAGTGCTTCTGCTTTTTCACTTAATAAAGTAATGCCCAACAGTTGTTCAATTATTTCTCTTTGCTCCGCAGACTTCATGCTGAGAAACGGCTCTGTATAAGTGTTTAGCGCAACTAGATGTTTGAACATGGTATGAGACATTTCCAGCATTTGTTCAATGCTTTTTTGTGTCTCTCTGCTGTCTCCCTGACTGTCATCTTCGTTTTCGTCTGTCTTTATCTGGCTGTCATTGACATACAACTTGAGAATATTGGGCTTGCGTCCTCGTTCTATGCGGTATTTGTTGCCGCTCTTCTCAAACTCAACAGTGACCAACATGGCTTTGCTGTTGATTTTGTTGATTAAATTTTCTTTGCGGATGTTTGTTAGTGCTTGTCCATACAATGCATAACTCAATGCATTGATAATGGTAGTTTTTCCTGTTCCATTTCTAGATCCAGTGTCGTCTCCGCCAAGATCCAAATTGGATCCCAACACCAATGTTAGGTGTTCTTTGTCAAAGTCCACAGCCTGTGTCTGAGCACCCACGCTCATGAAGTTTTTTACGGTTATATTTTTAAGTCGAAACATTAGAGATTATTATAAATTTCCAGCAAAGTTGCCTTGTCAAACTGTTCACTGTCGATATTGACCAGTTGTTCTGTTACGATTTGATCCACACTCTCAAATCTTCCATCGGGGTTATCATCAACAGTGCCGTCAAGATTTGTTTTGTCTTGGATTAGACTTATTTCTCGTATGTCAAAATCGTTAATAAACGTTTCTTTAACGAAGTTAGCTTCTTCAAAGCTAATATCAATGTCTAGATTAACTTTGAAATGCATCTTGCTTTTCATAATTGAATCTTTTTTATCAATTAACTCTGATAATTTGATAGTTCGGTACTTGGGACAGTCGGGCCAGTTAGTGAATTCTGGTTCCCCTCCCCATTCTAGAGTCATCATTCCACGATCATCGTCCCACGCATCTGCAAAGTTGTGCGGAAATGCGTTGCCGATATACACAACTTTGCTGTTGTTTTGTCGTTTGTGAAAGTGTCCACTGAAAATATATTCAGGACCGTCGAAGTCTTCGGCTTTAAGTTCACCGTGATCTGGCATTTGTACCATGGCATTCATAAAAAACTTAGGCAATTCAAAGTGTCCAAAAACATATTTGCTTTTGAGATCCTTCATAGACTTCCACTCGTCACCCACCAACCACGGCACCAAGGTCACATCACCTATGGTGGTTACTGTTTCAACCACAGTGACGCCGGGGATATGTCTGCCAAATGCTGAACTATGAATGTCTCGTTTATCTTTGTAGAACAGATCGTGATTACCAGGAAACCAAAAGAACTGTTCGAATGCAGCACCTAATTTTTCTAAACATCTGATGCTGGTATCGAGTGTATACAAGTTGAGACTGTTACGATTATGACTCCAGTCGCCTAGGAAGATACAAGTTTCTGCTCCTTGTTTTTTGGCTTCTGCAATAAACCAGTCTACAAATTCTTCACAATCACGCAGATGTGATGTGCTGTTTGATTTCAAACCAAAGTGAATATCTGTAAAGCAGGCTACTTTTTTAAATAACTCCATTGTATAATTCTCCTATTTTATAGTATAGAGATTGCAATGGGCAATGTCAAGCTGTTTTATCTTCGTCGTCGTATTCTTCTTCAATGGTAATCTCTTCGCTTTTTGGCATACGCATGTTTTTGTACAATTCGGCTTGTCGGGCAATTTCTTCTGCGTATCCTTGACTGTTTTGTCGAGTAAGACTTGGAGTTAATCCTGCTTCTTCAAGCAGATCATCACGAATGTTTTGACTCTTCTTTTCAATGTTCAATATACGTGTAAATGAATTGGTAACTGCTGCGGTATAATAAGCAAACGGATTTTCTGATTTTGATTCGTCAAACTGTAGACCAATTTGGCTCAGTTGTAAAATTGCTTGACCCTTCATTTCTTCAATGTAGGTATAACCACGCCAGTTGCTGCGTTGTGCATACCGTTCACTGAGTTTGATAAACATACGTCCGAGATTTTCTGTGATCCTACCGTGATCTTTGCTAAATGTACCAGTTGTTATATCACCTTTCCAGTGACTTTTTCCCACGCAAACTAGTTCATCGTTGTCATTGTATTTCCAGTGCTGGAACGGAGGAAAGTTTACCTTGTCATGACTGTCGGCAGTATTTTTTACAGTCTTTTTACGTCCGGGTGCAAGTGGTATATGATCAAATGTCATTATTCTAATAATAACATCTTCTTTTGCAAAGGTAGTGTATGCAGGAGTACACTCAGCAAGTTTGATCTTTTTGTCCCCACCGTTTCTTGCTACAGCAAACGCTCTTAATCCCATACGTTTTGCTCGATTCCGTTTTGCTTCGGTAATAGTCAGTCGATTGACTTTGTCTAAGCTGGGCAAGATAATATCGTATTGAGAATAGTCAGGCAGTTCAAAACTGGAAAATGAACATTTGCTTTGATGTATTTCTGCTAACAGGTCTCGGTTGTTTAGGTATTTTGTTTTTCTTATGGTGGGAAAAAGAGTCATCTTATTATTGTTATCCTTATTTTACTAGTATAACACAATAGTGTGGCGTGTCAACCACAGGTTATTAAGTTAGCAGATTATTTATTGGTTAAATAACATACAAAGGAAAAAAAGAATGGCACAAGGTACAAATATTTACGAGGTAAATGGTAAACCTGTTTCAAAAGCAGAGTATGATCTATTTACGGAAAACAAATCTACGTTACCCAGCTTATCAAAATCTACACAACAATATGTTGCACGATTGAACAATCCGTCAATTCTTGGTGCCACAGCTGATGCTCTGATATCTGCAGGCAATCGTCAAAATATTTCTCCAGTGTCGGCTGGCGCTATTAGAGATCTAGGCAATGTCAAGCCTGGCGCAGAACGTCAATTGCCAGCGCCTGCTACACAGACAACAATACAAAGTTTACCTGGAGATAGCAAAAGTGATAATAGCAAAGATATGCGTGTAAAAATTCGTGTACCGTCAAACTATCTTACAACACTGACCCAAGGATCTGCCAATGGTGAATTGTCTTCTCAGGGGTTCGGCGGAGTAATTTTTCCCTACACTCCTACAATTTCTTTGGAACACAAGGCAGACTATTCATCTCAACAACCCTTGCACAGTAACTATGCAATAAATTTTTATAAAAGTAGTGGTATTTCAGACATAACAATAACTGGAAAATTCACAGTACAAAACGAAACTGAAGCGTTGATATATTTGTCAACTGTACGACTACTCAGCGCATTGACAAAAATGAGATTTGGAGGTCGTGTGGGAGATTCCGACAGCGGTGCACCACCGCCGGTTTGCAGATTGGATGGCTACGGAGAATACTCTTTAAAGAATGTTCCAATAATTATTACAAATTTTAAGCATGACTTGCCGGATGATGTGGATTATTTCACAGTTGGCAAAAACGGCGGCCCAATTAGCATGACCAGTGTTCCAACAAGATCAACATTGTCGGTTACTTGCAGAGTTGCTTACAGCAGAGCAGAGATGCAACAAATTTCTGTTACCAAATATTTAGATATTGGATCGTTAAGAGGAAAGGGTTATCTATAATGGCTGAATACACAAAAACAAGTCCGTATTATCTAACTGCAAGCAACAATGGATATCTGGATGTAATGACACCCCGAGAAGTTCCTGCTGAAAGCGACGACATATTATTCACAGTTACAAAAAGTTATGAAAACAGACCAGATCTGTTGGCGTACGACCTTTACAATGATGTTCGTTTATGGTGGGTATTTTCAGCAAGAAATCCGTCTATGCTAAAGGATCCTGTGTTTGATCTGTTGGCAGGAATCAAGATCTATCTTCCTAAATTGAGCTCAATGAAAAAGACTTTAGGAATATAATATGACGGTCACTCCTGACAGAAGAACTGCTGGTCTTAGTACCGAAAATAACCCAAAATCTCGACAACAGTCGGGCCCATCAGTTAACGTACTTCACAAATATAGATCTTTCACCTATAGTTTTACTCTAGCGGCTCTACGAAAAGAACAAGCATTTGATCCAAAAACTTATAGAGACAGCACTCTTGAATTGGTTGTTTTAAGAT